GCGGCCCAACAAACAGCATCCAGTGTAGGCAATGTCACTGCCGCACAGGGTAATGCTATCCTGATTGACAATCCTGTACAAAGACAGATTCAACAGGGCGAACTTATCTCTGGTGCCGCTGATGCACAGACTGCTGCGCAGTTTACTGAACAGGTACAGGCTGCAGAGGCAACACCTACCACACAAGCTACCGTTCAAGGTCAGCTTGCATCTCTTACTGCAAACTTTGACGCAAAGAACCCACCGGCATGGGCAGCAGGTGCATTACGTAGTGCGAATGCACAAATGGTTGCGCGTGGTCTTGGTGCGAGTAGCATAGCTGGACAGGCAATTGTACAAGCTACGATGGAAGCAGCCCTTCCTATTGCACAAGCTGATGCGTCTACAATGGCGCAGTTTGAGTCTCAAAACTTGTCCAACAGACAGCAACGTGCCATGCTTGCCGCACAGCAACGTGCAGAGTTTATGGGCATGGAGTTTACACAGGAGTTTCAGGCTCGTGTGCAGAACGCTGCAAAGATCAGCGATATTGCCAATCAGAACTTTACTGCAGAGCAGCAGGTACAGCTTGAAAACAGCCGCATTGCAAACACAATGAACCTGAACAATCTGTCTAATCGTCAGGCTCGTATCATGGCAGAAGCCGCTGCATTAGCACAGATGGATCAATCTAATCTAAATAACAGACAGCAAGCTGCCGTGCAAAATGCAGAAGCATTTTTGAATATGGATATGGCTAATCTGTCCAATCAACAGCAGACAGACTTGTTCAAAGCGCAACAACGTATTCAAGGATTGTTTACAGATCAAGCAGCAGAAAATGCATCTCGTCAGTTTAATGCTACAAGTGAAAATCAAGTAAATCAGTTTTTTGCAAATCTTGCATCACAAGCAGCGCAATTTAATTCGGCACAGGCTAATGCACAGGCGCAGTTTAACGCAGGTCAAGTGAATACTGTAGAGCGTTTTAATGCAGAGATTAACAATCAGCGTGATCAGTTTAATGCACAGAATCAACTTGTGATTTCTCAAGCTAACGCACAGTGGCGTAGACAGATTGCTACGGCTGACACGGCTGCTGTTAATAGAGCAAACGAACTCAATGCAAATGCAATTTTAGATATTAGTAAAACTGCCTATAGTAATTTATGGCAATATTATGCTGACACTATGGAGTGGGCATGGGAATCTGCTGAAAATGAACTGGACAGATACAATTCTCTAGCGGTGGCCCAGCTTGACGCAAATGCTCGTAAAGAGGTGGCAGATCAGTCGGCTAAATCAGCCGCTGGTACGGCTGTAGGTGGTCTCATTGGCACTGTTCTTTCCGCAGGTATTCAGCACGGATTTGGTAAAATAGGATTTGGTTCATAATGAGACAGTTCAATCCCAGCATCTCAGCTTATATGAATATAAATAAAATTAAATTAGATGATGCAAAGCCCTCTGCTGCTACTGGTCTTCTAAGTCCTATGCGTATGCCGGGTAGCAATAGGGATGCAGAGAAAGCTGACCCTGCTGCTCGTGTAGCATATCACGTAAAAGCAATCAGAGAAAAAAGGCAGAAGAAGAATGGCGTTTAGAGACGAACCACTTTTTGATGTTCCCATTCCCGGTCAAGGTTTGACAGCGGAGTTAGGTTCTCGCCCTTGGCAGAATCCCCCTCAACTGACAACTATTGACGAGGTAATTGAATACTATACTGAACGACTGACAGACGAAAGTGCAGTCGATCAGATTGTAGACATTTTAGAAATGGGTGTTCCTATTGCCAATATTGCCAATGCTCTTCAGCTTGGTGCAGTAATGGACGGTGTTCACAGCGTAGATTTGGGCATACTCGTAATTCCGGTGATTATTGAATTAATGATGTATATCGGTGATACTGCTGACATTGAATACGAAACTGGTCTTAGCAAGAATGTTGATGATGGTGTTAGTGACGCCAAAATTGCAAAAGCAGCAAGTAGACTCAAGAAGAAAATGCAAGAAAAAGGTTCTGAGCCAGAGGCAATGGAAGAGCCGGAAGAAGACGAAGAAGAGCCAGCAGGTCTTATGGCTAGGAGAAAACAGTAATGTCTATTTTTTCATCCCCATTTCTGCTTGGCACAGTAACAGGTATCTCTACTAATCTTGACAAGGGTTTGCAAGATAGCCTTAAAAAAACAGATGAACGTATTGAGAAAGCTGCTTTACGTACAGATACTGAACGTAGAGAAAACCGTAAAAAACTTCGTGAGCAGGAAGAAGCAATTGACGAAATTTTGAAGGGTATTGCCGGTTTTATTAATGCAGAAGATTTACCTGCAGGTGTAACTGTAGAGGATGCTGCTGCTGCCATCTTTTCTAATCAGGCAGGTGGTAGCGTTTCCCGTGGAACCACTCTTGTTAATGCGCTGACCGAAAGCCAGTTAAAAGGTCGTGATCCGGGTCTCGTTCTTGACAATGTAAAAGCAACAGGTATGTCGCCTAATGATATTACAAAACAATTCCTGACTTTCCCTGACCTCACTCCTACTGCTCCTGTCATGGGTTCTGGCTTCTTGAAGAAGAAAGACCTTACGTCAGATATTATGGCCGCTGTTGAAGAACCTGCATTGCCGACTGCTCCTACTGAAAGGGCAGACTTTGGTATGGCTAGGTTTGATCTTACTAAAACATCTCAAGCTGTTGCAGCAAAACAGACAGAAGAACTTACCGATCTGCAGATTAAAGCTGCTCGACTTAATCTGTCAAAAACGGAAAGAGAAATTGCAGAGATGGGTGGACTTGATGAAGTTTCGCAGAGGCTATACTTGAAGGAGGTTCTTGCAAAAGCTGGTCTGAGAAGAGGTTTTGCACTTGACAGTAATGATAATGTAATATTCAAAACCACCCCCGAAAAATTACAAGATTCTCTGGATGCTTTTAGTGAAGCGTTAGAAGCAGCAACTAATTACTTTAACGACACAAAAACAACAGCTACTACTACAGGCAAAAATTCACTTTTAGGTTTTGTGTCGGCCAACTTGCCTTTTGCCCGTTCTTCTGGCGGTGCTAAATTTAAAGAGGTTTCACCCGCCACATATGTTTTTGATCCAGAAGCAATGGATGCTGGTAAAATATATAGCTATAAGATTGATGGAAATAATGTAAATGGTCTTTGGCTTGGTAATGAGATGCTTCTCATAACAGGATTTGATTGATGAACCAACCTCTTATTGAGGCACCCGATCCCGCATTTGTAGAACGGTCAATGCGGGGTGGAGCAATTCAAACTCAAGGTGTCGTTACTCCTGATCAAGATGAAGAAGATGCTATTCCGGCTGATGGCAGTGTTCAACCAGCCGACGATGACTTTGTAACTAAAAGTCAAAGACTACCCCCTCCCGTACCCGAAGTATCAACACCAGAAGAAATGATTGCAGCGCAAGATGCTGCCACGGCTGCTGCTACGCCTGAAGCACAAGAAGAAGAGCCTGTTGGTGGACCTCGCTCTCGTGTTGAAATGGAACAGGACGAGGAACTTATTGCTGATATTAAACAGCATATGCGTGACCGATATGATGTAGACCCAGATTCAGGTAATCTACCAAACTACTTTTTTGGCTACCTCTTTGGTGGAGATGAACCCACCAATGAAGAAATATTAGAAACGTATATGGATGCTTGGCGTACAATGACCGGAAACTCAATGGACGCTGGCTTTGAGATTGCATGGTTGAGTGAAACAAAGCAGAAGTTTGCGGATGCTAAAGCTGCATCTGAAGCTGACCCCACTGACCTTGAGGCTGCACGTGCCGCTAACGAATACTCTGGTCAGCTTGCCCGTGCGCTTCGTGTGTATAGAGAAGCTGATCGCATGGCTGGCTTGTTTGGTGGTAAGCGTTACGAAGGTCTTACAGCCATGCAAACTGTAGGTGAAATAGGTGAGACCGTAGGCGTCAATGCGCTTGCGGCATTATCAGACCCTATGACGCTTGTTACTGCCGGTGTTGGTAAGGTTGTAGGTCTTGGTGCGCAAGCAGCCGGTGCAAGCCTTAAAACTGCCATTATTAAAGCGGCCAGCACTGGTGCGGCACTTGAGGCTGCTGGTGCTGCTGTAACTGATGTAGCTGTGCAGAGTATGGAAGTAGAAATGGGTGCTAGAGATAGCATCGACTACGAGCGTACTGCTATTGTAGCTGGTTCTGCTGCGGTAGTTTCAGGTACAGTGTCGGGGTTGGCGACACGTAATGCTATCAAGCGTGTAGATAAAGTAACTGATGGTGAACTTAGTGCTGCTCTTGTAAAGAACCAAGAAATACAGGTAGAGGCAGCGAAGACTGTACAGAAACAAAACAGAGCCGTTGCGTCAAGTGTTCGTGAAAGTCTTGCTAAAAGCATTGAAGATGCATTTGGTAAAAAGGCTGTTATACGAAACAGCGACGGTACAGTAAAAGAAATCAACTCTAAATTTATTCGTGAGTCTGAAGAGGCTTCTGGATTATATAAAGATTTGGAAGTTGACCGTGACCTTTTTGATCCCTCACTTACAACAAGTGTATTTGAGCGGGTTGTAGGTGCGTCTACAGAACTTATTATGGCTGTTCGTAAGGGAACAGTAACGCTCATAGATGAAGGCACTGGACGGCCTCTTACAAAGAAGCAGTTGTCTGATCTAGGCACCAAGCTACAACCGGGTGAGAAAGTTAGTGACAGGCTTCTTGCTCTCTTGAAGAATACTGCTGACCAAGAGTCTACGGACGCTGCTATCAGTATTCTTGGTAAATATGGAATTACACGCAGAGAGATTGCTGCTGCCATGTATGCAGAGGCAAGTAAAGCTGGTCAGAAACTTAACAGGCTTTCTCAGATGACTAAGACGCTTGGTCGTGTAGCACGAAACAAGACATCACAAGAAGCAGGTGAAGAGGCAGATGCCCTGACAGAATTTAAGCTGGGAGAAACTTTCCGTAGGCTTGAGGACATTCGTCGTCTGACACTTGTCAGTGGTGTTGCCACCGCTGTGCGAAACAATATTTCACAGGTTCTTCGTTCTGGAGTTGATACACTTGTGTATGGTTTTGAATCTGCCATCAATCCAAACAAGAAGTTTGGTATGAAGAATACCCTTGCCCACCTTCAAAATACATTTTTCTATTCTGCCGACTCTGCTCGTATTGCACAGTTCCTTTTGGACATTGCACCAGAGCAGCGTATGCGCTTCTACAATATGTATTCAGAGGTAACAAATAAAATCAATAGAGGTAATCCCGGTCAGTCCGCCCTCTCTGGTAAATCAAATGGATTGTCAAAAGAAACACCACTTCTTGACATGTGGGAAGGTGGTATTCAAACCCTGAACTTCTTCAACAGGTTCCAAGAAGCTGCATATCGCAATGGCTCATTCACAACTTCAATTCAGCGTCAATTGTACGATCAAGGCATAGACATGTTGGATGTTTTGCGTTCTGGCAAGATTACAGAAAACATTACAGAAGACATGATTGCAAAAGCTGTAGATGACGCTCTTGAATTTACCTATGCCAGCCAGCCCAAGCTGGGCCTATTCCAAGTGTGGAACAATGCTATTGTTAAGAGTGGCGCAACTCTGGCTATTCCCTTCCCTCGTTTTATGTTTAAAGCGTTAGAAATGACATATAATTACAATGTCACGGGTGCTGGAACTGCTGCAATACGTATGCTTCTTACAAAGACAAAGGGACAAAAGATTACGGATGGGCAGTATAGGCAGCTAGCGGAAGGTGTAGCGGGTGGTCTTCCTCTAATTTATCTTGGTTACACACTGCGTGATCCAGAAAATCAGATGGCTGGGTCTGAATGGTATATGTTGAAAGACGGTAAGGGAAATGAATTTGACGCACGTCCTTACTTCCCCCTTACACCATATCTGCTAATGGGGGAGATTATCCACCGTTTTGAGGATGGTCGTCCTGCACCAAACGCACTGAAAATGCAAGGTAAGGAAATTCTTGAGGGTATAACTGGTGCTAACTTCCGTGGTGCTGGCCCCATCGCCAAATTTACCGAAGACTTACTGATGTCATTCCAGAATGGTGTTGATGACAATCAGTTTAAGTTTGGGGCTGCTGCACTCGGTGAATACATGGGTGAAGCCATGAGTGGCTATCTTCAGCCTGTCTATCAGCTTGCTGATCTTGAACTGGCAGGAGATATGATACAGCGTAAGAAAGATTACAAGGTTAATCCCGATTATCAAGACGGGGTTGATGGTTTCTTCCAAGGTTTTGCAAGGCCGTTTAAAACAAGGCTAATGCGTATCCCCGAAAACTATACAGAGATGATGGAAGACGTTCCAGACCTTGAAGACCCACGTTTTGAAGACCCACAATTCCGTGTGATGCCGTTTATGAAAGTCATGTTTGGTGCCACATTTACACGTGTTCCACCGGAGTATGTGACTGAACTTAATCGCATGGGATTCAAGTATCGGGACTTTACAACTTACACAGAAAAGCCGGAGTTCAATCGTTTTATGAACCGTGAGATGGGACGTAAGATGAACATGGAAATGCCAGCATATCTTGCGATGCTGAAGCGTCAGTATCCTGACAATCAACTGGCACAGGCAGATGCAGTTCGCAGGTATATTACAGAGACCAAATCAGGTCTATACAAAGAAATGCAAACTGCTGATGACGACAGTGGTCTTGCTGCTCTTGTGCATAAATTCAATCGGATATCTCCGTATGCACGGCAACTTGCTAAACAGCAGTATAAAGAAAAGTTTGATGAACCACCTACAACAGTTGATGATTATCAAGCACTGGTAAATATTGCTGCAAGTATCAGAGAAACAAATCGCAGCCTGTTAAAATAACTTATAGGTACTCTAAAATACCAATAGCTAAGATAGCAGCAGAGATAGCGTTCAGTACGATGATTGATCTGTCGTGCCACATGAATCCTACCCACGCCCATAGACCCATCCCTACGACGCCTAGAACCATGTCTAGCAGATGTGAGTAGTCTGCTGCTCGTATAATTATAGCTGCAAGAATAAAGAAGCTGGCCGTCCATTTGACGTACCAGCTTTTATCTTTATAGGGGGTGACTTTGTTAACGGTTGTCGCCTGACCCACTGATCTTTCCTCGCTTGTGTCTGTCTGCGAGTTTGTCAAGGTTCTTCTCCATTATATGTCCAAGGTTCATGTCTAGTTCATCCGCTAATACCGCACAATACCACATCACATCACCAATCTCGTACCCAATCTCAATGCGCTTGGCAAGGTACTCATCCTTTGATGCTCCGTCACGAATGAACTTCTTTACTTTGTTTGCAATCTCACCGGCCTCGCCTGTCAGGCCAAGAGTAAGATACTCCATAGCCTGATGCTTGGGAAAGATTGCTGTTTCACATGCACGAGACTGATACTCTGCTGCTTTTAAATCACTCAATTGTTTTTCCTCCATCCATCGTTTAGCCTCTAGTTCCAAGTCCATTTAGTTTCTCCAGATTCTCAAAGTATGCGGTGTTCCATCCCCGCTGCCACTCTTTGTGGCCCGTTGTTCCTTTCTTCATTGGATTAGCCCACTGATGGTAAAACTTTTTACGCTTGGCTACACGACTAAATGCCGTGTAACCTGATTCAAAACACTCCAGAAGTTTCTCATTCACTATTGGTTTCTTCATTTTCTTCTCCTTGCGGCCAGTTTCGTAGGATTGCTAGGCGGTCTTCGTGTAGGGCAATCTTGTCCAATTCACCCTGTACTGCTTCTAAGATATCAGAGTGTTCCCCAATACCTGCTGGATTAGCAAAGTATATATCAATATTCGTTTTATGCAAGTGTATATTTGCAATAGCGTGGTTACTTAGTGCCTGTATCATTTGCTTCTTCATTCTCTTTCTCCTCCTAATCTAAGTAGCTTTCTTGTGGTGTTCGCGTTCTAAAGAATTTGTCGTGTTCAGGATGTTCTTTTAGAAATTTCCTAGCGTAATGTGAAATCCAACCATCACTAATTTTGAACTCTGCTTCTTTTTCTTTTATGGCTGTCTCCCACCTCATACGGTGAAAAATTGCTTTAGCAGAGTAGTAGTCCTTTACTGCTGCCATTTCTTTTGCGAATGTACAGAACATGTCGTATATTTCTGGGTTTTCATTGTGGTGTTTTTCAAAGTTTTCTTTAGTCCATTTTCCGTTCAGCATCTTCTTTCTCCTTTCGTTTCTTCATCCACTCTTCGTAACAAGGATGATGGGGGTGGGGATCGTATTGAACCCACCCATCACCACGTTTCCATATTAACTTATCACTACGCTGCGGCAATGTCAACTACCTCACAAACACCAGCCGTACATGCCAACTCTCGTCCACCTGACGTAGTGTCTTCCTTTTCATAGTCTTGCAGCCAAGTCCAATCTATAGATGCTGGCATACGCTTGAGCATCTCACCATACTCTTCAACGGTGCAGTCCTGATATGGGGCTTGCTTGTATGTATGCTCACTGAATGGCAGGAAGCTGATGCCTGACACTTCATCAAAGTGGTCATAGACCCATGCTCCCACATCCATCCACTCGTTTTCTTTTACAGAGATAGTGACAGATGGCTTGTGTTCACACCAATGACGCTGGTACAGAAGCCACAGTTCAAGTTGCTCAATGGCAGTCATGTCAAAGCGAGTGACAGCACCATGAGGTGACTTCATTGGGAAGCTGAACACTGTCGTGCTGTCTGGCTTCATAACGTCTGGTTCTGCTGGGATACCAACACTAACCATGAACTGTGTCAATGGGTCTTTGTTGTCGCCACGTACCGTGCGAATATAGTATGGGTTGTGACGAGCATGAATACCAGAGGCACTGTCCACAAGCTGTGATACTGTACCAGACGGCTTAACACACGTAATAGCTGCCGACTGTGCAATGCCAAGCTGTTCAGCCATAGCTGCATTGGTAGTGATAGCCTGTTCCTTGAGTGCGTTTAATGTAGCGCCAATGTTCATACCAAGATGTGCAGACTTACCAGACATCATAGCATTGTCCATGATGCCTGTCAGAGACACACCAAGCAGACGTTCTTCTTCTGTATTATTCTTCCACACTTTACGAAGATACTTGAAGTCAGTAAGCGTGGACTGGAATGTGCCTAAGATTGTAGCAAGACGAACCTTGTCGGTCAGCGTTTGCTGTGTGTCAGACGCACGTACAACAACCTCTGACAAATTACAGAACTGATACGGACGCAAGATAATTTCACTACACGGGTTGCACCCGAAATCTTGTTCTGCATCACGACGACCATTTTTAGATGCCTGTTCCTTTGCTGCCTTGCGGTTGAAAATACCACGCTCACCAGACTTGCTCTCATACAGAGATACCCACTCACGCATGAATGTACCCATCTCTGGCTTTCCTTTGTAGGCAACGCTGTTGTTTGCAAGCGCACGTTGCCCTTCGCCTTCCCACCATTGACCTGATTTAGCATGACGCATTTGATCGTCATTCAGGTTAGACAGGCTGATGAGTGCGCTACGTCGGACACCACCTACGACGACAACCTCACCAATCTTACACATCAGATCGTGACACTCAATAGGAAACAGTCTACGACCTGCAGCTTTCTTGAACATCTCTACTGTGAAGTTAAATAACTCGTCCAGTGGGGCTGGGCCACTCGCTCGACCACCAAAGGTCTTGAGACGTGCGCCAGCAGGACGAACCTCTGACATGTCCCATTGCGGTATTTGCCCTGCGTACAGGAGAGAGACAAGTTCACGCAGTGACTTGGCCCAGCCCGGACGTGAATCGCCAACTTTGATGACAGTCGTTGTGTCATGCATATCTTCGTTGACGATAGGCAGCTTCTCTGTGTGATGACGCTCAACAGAAAAGCCTACACCAGTGCCACACATGAGGATATACATCGTCTCGTCAAAAGCACGAGGGCTATCCACAGGTACGTAAGAGCAATTGTAACCACCGACATGGCAACGATCCAGTGCGGGACCAGCAGTCATCAATGCTCTCATGCTTGGCATGATGTCTTGATTAAGTACAGCCTCTTCAAGTTCTGCACGTAATTCTTCAGATAGGGCGTAGTTATAATTCTGCCCAAGGTGTTTTTCCATATAATCAAAGTATCGCTCGACGGTTTCACCCCATGTCTCACGACGCTGTTCATCGTCTTTCCAACGAGCGTATCGTGAAAGCGCAATGAAGTTCTGGTAGTCCGTAGGTAAATAGTTGTTCATTTTTATCTCTCCGTTAGTGTTTTTATGTTTCGTATGTCGGCACCGTCAACATCATAGAAGTATTCACAAATGCCGTCTTCAATCTCCATGCCGACATCCCCGTCAGCAGGAATAGGATATTCTTCGGGGTCAATATCTATTGTGATGTAGACCTTAACTCTTATCATAGCAGCCTTCTACTTCCTCTATCAGCTTGGACAAATACCACTGCGCTTTCTTGAGGTCTTCTGTACCGTTCTTGTAGCGGTAACGCCACAGATATTTCATAATGTTGCCCTGCAAGTAATGCTCATAGCCATCACCTGTAGCTGCAGCGATAGCATCAATGCATTCAATGCCAGCCTTGTTGTAGTGAGGCGGAGAGTTGACCATATCCGCTTGCTTGTTTTGCTTTGAATAAAACTCATCCATTAACTTCTCCTCTTCTCGTGTGACTGGTTGTATCTCTTCCATTCTATTTCGCATGTACGTTTCGTGTCGCATCACGCATTACCCTTCGTGTTGCTTCCAAAGTTCAACTTCACTATGTTGCCGTCAGTATACTGAACTTTGGGTTCTTGTCTAGTAGGTACATCCTCATATTCTGGGCTGTCAATGAACTCCTCAATCTTAGCTATCAACTCTGGATTTTCTTCCATATAGGCAACGGAACATGCAACAACCTCACTAAGATGCATCATAGACATGTAGCTAACCTTGTCAAGAGGATTTTCTTTATCCGTAATTATGTTAACTTCTAGTTCTCCTGTCCAAGCGCAATCCTCATCAACGACGGGTTTCAATTGGATGCAGAATGATGTTGGGTCAATTCTCATGGTTCTCATCTCCTTTTTACTTTCGTTCCACTAAATTTAATAAACTTGGGGTGTTTATTCTTACCCTTCTCTTTAAGCCAATCTTCTGGAATGATCCTGTCATAGTACCTAAACCCGTACTTGATGCACCACTCTCCGTATGTTGACTTAGCACCCTTTCGTAGCTTTCGTCTACTATTTTCAAAAACAAAGCGAATGTCAAGCTGCGTGTGCTGCCTCTTGATTGCAAGATGCTTACGCCTGTCAGCGGCTGTAAACATTCCCTTTGTCTCAATTATTATTCCGTTGTCCAGCACGAAGTCTGGTGTGTAGGTTCTGTATGCAAGGTCTTCCCATTCAATCTTTAGTTTCTCGTAGTCATACTTAACTTTGAGTTCATCAAGATAGAGGGACAGCTTATGCTCTAGTCCACTACGATACCCGTACTTACGTGCTGCACGGAAGGCTTTATAGTTAGTCA